TCCAGGATCTCGTATGAGAACAACGAGACGGGGAACAGTGCGACATCGGGGCGATGCGCGATGGCCTGCGTGCCGTCCTCGGTCCGGCAGAATACCGGGTTCGGGAACATCGACGCCAGCGTCGTTTTCCCGAGCCCGCCTGACGATACCAGGGTGATGGTGATTGGCCGCTTCGTGGGGCTGACCAACTGATCGAGTAGACTCATATCTACCTCCTCTTTCCTTTTCTTTCTTGACTATATCATCGAATCGTGGTAACGTCAAGCCACAGGAGTAACAAAAAAAATGGAAAAGATTGGGTTCAAGGAAGCGGCAGAATTGATCGGCTGCACTGAGAAAACGCTTAAGGCCAGATATAAGGCGTGGGGCGTTCCATATTACAAGATTGGGTCAATGACCCGTTTCTCACCAAGGGAGGTGTATGGCTGGATTGAATCGAACGCGCACAATCGGCCTGTCACCACTGAGGAGTAACTCCATGGACGTACAAACATGGGTTGCGCAAAATATGCGCGTGGCCAGGGCTGGCACAGACAAAATAATCGTGCATTGTCCACTCGATGGTCACGAACATGGCGACGCTACGCCATCCGCCTGCGTATATCCCGATAATACATGGTTTTCGTGTATGAAGCATGGCGACATGCCATTGTCCGCCCTGGCGTCGCTACTTGGCGTCGATCCGCTGCCATACGAGAAACCGCAATCGAGCGCGGTGGCAAGATACGACTACTACGACCGCGGCGTGCTCCTGTATTACAAGGAAAAGTACGTCAAGCCGAATGGTGACAAGTCGTTTTGCTTTTTCGATTCCGATGGCAAGAAAGGCTTGAACGGCGCCAGGCGCGTATTGTATCGCGTGGACCAACTGCGCACGGCGCTCAAGCATGGCAAGACCATCTACATAACCGAAGGCGAGAAAGACGTTGACACGCTTGTCAATCTTGGCTTCATAGCTACCTCAAGCGACTCAGGCGCTTCACGACCATGGGGCGAGGAGTACTTGTCTGAGTTTACTGCCGGATCTCATGTGGTAATATGTCCAGACTTTGATGGCGTCGGCATCCAGTTCGCCACGGCCAATGCCGCAGCACTCAAGTCGCGCGGCGTCAACGTCAAGTGGCTCGACCTTGGCTACCAGATCACTGAAAGCCATGGCAAGGACATCTCGGACTGGATAACAGAAGGACACAAGCCGGATGAGATAAGCCGGCATATCACCAGCGAGTTCCGCGCAGTCCATCCAAACTTCAAGCTGAAAAAGCTATGCGAATTCAGTCTGTCGCCGCCTGACTGGTTGATACATGGCCTGATCGAACCGGACAGCCTGGCTATGTACTATGGCCCAAGCAACTCGGGAAAGTCATTCCATGTGCTTGATATGTCGCTGTGCGTCGCATCTGGAAAAGACTTCCACGGCAGAAAGACAAAAAAAGGCCCTGTCATATACCTGGCCGGCGAAGGTCATAAGGGCATCGTTAAGCGCACGTTCGCATGGTGTCTACACAATGGGATAGACATAGATGAACAAGAATGGTGGCTTGCTGAGCGTCCATTCGACATGATGTCAGATTCATCGGTCGGCGACGTGATCGCGTCAATTGATCATTATTCAAAATCACCGCCAGCTATGGTTGTCATAGATACCCTGGCGCGTAACTTTGGCGACGGCGACGAAAACGCCACCAAGGATATGGCCAGGGTAATCCGGTCAGCTGATGCAATCCGCATAAAATACCGGTGCTTGGTTATCATAGTGCACCACTCAGGCCATACCGAAGGCAGGGCGCGCGGCAATTCATCGCTGCGTGGCGCTATGGATTTTGAGTATGAGGTCAACCAAAGCGGCGACACAGTAACTGTCGTCAACAAAAAAATAAAGGATGGTGAAAAGCCGAGGCCGATGGCGTTTGAGTTTGTCAGCGTTGAGCTTGGGATCGAGAACCTGGCCTCCGCTGTGCTGAAACAGGTTGAAACGCTGGCTGACAAACAGGAAAAAAAGATCACTGGTGAGAACCAGAAAAAGGCGTTCGCGGTGCTTGAAAAGCTCTATGATGAGCAGAGGAAAAACATCGAGGCAAGCGGCATTGGAAGCGAACCGCTCGTGTTGATCGAGGACTGGAGGGAGGCGTTGAAGGCCGAAGGATTCGGGAGAAAGGAAATCATGAGGGCCAAAACAGACCTTGTAAAACACATGCTTGTGACCATAAACGAACCGCATATTATGATCGGAGACTCCATGGATGGCTTCTTGGAGGCCAATAAGTGACCGGGACAATTTCAAATTGTCCCGCCATTGTCCCGCCATTGTCCCGGGGTGCATTTAGTGGTATAGGGGCGGGACAAACGTCACAAATGCCTTAAGGCATGTGAGAATTGTCCCGCCTATACCCAGCACTTGACCGAAAAAAAATGTCCCGGGGCCCGTGACGGATTTTAGACCGGGGCAGTGTCCATGTGTCCCTGTTGACTCAATGCGCGTGATGTGCTATTATTGTCGTAAGGAGCCAAAAATGAAAATAGCATTTCCAGATGGTTCGGAGCGAGAGGTCATCAAGGCAAGCCATGCGTCAAAGCTCATTGAGTCTCGTGGCTTGAATCCCTGGACGTTTCTCAGGAACCTGACCAGGGAAAAAATTCCGTCGGTAAAACTTGGTGCGTCCAGATACGTCGAAGTCGCCATTGTCGATCAATGGACAGGATCGGTTGGCGGTATCAAAAGTGAGCCAATCTTCACTGGATATAATTTCTGATGGGGGAAGGATAGGAAGATGAGTAAAATTATTAGATTTTGTGGTGTGGATTTTCGCATTGAGGACCATGCGAGATGGGCAGCGTTTTTTCAGGTGGCCGGGGTCGAGTGGGAGTACCTTAAGCAGGGAGCATTATTTTTCCCGAACAAGTTCTGCGGGTTCTCATTCGCGGTGCTCACACCGAAGAACGTGTTTGAAAAGTCTTTTTCAGAAAAAAGGGCCATCATACTTGATGGCGAGCCGAGGCCGACCATGTTCTACTCATGGGAAGATGGATGCCTGCAAGACTATTCTTTCTGCGCCGGGGATTGTTCATACATTGCCGACAGTGGGAAAGATTGGGGCAGATACGTATGCTCAGGATGGGATAGGCGCGAGGACAATAGCGAATATTTCGGCGATTCATATATTTTTGCATGCAAAGTAGCCAATTCAATAAAGTTCAAAATTGTTTGACAATTTTTTTATGGCGGTTTATACTTGCAATCGGAGGATCGCATGAAGAAATATCGCAAGGTGCTGAACCAGGAAATCGAGCGCACGTTCGAGTTCACTGCCGATGACGTCAAGGCGTTGATCGCCAAGCGGGTGAGCGCTGCCAAAGCGGTGTCGTATACCATCACCATCAATGCCGACGGCTCGGCTGTTGCCGTGCTCAATCAGGTGCGGTGAGGGCTGCGGTACACTTCCGCGATCCGGATCAAAAATAGGGCCGTTTTGAGCGGTTATAGAGGATCTTGTATGAGATGGTGCGAATATGAAAACGAGAGACACATGTTCCATTCCTTCGGACTGTATGGGAATGAGTTTTCAAGATCATGCGCAATCATAGAAAATGCCCAAGGTGATATCAAAATGGTTGACCCTATGTCTGTAAAATTTTTGTTTCCATGGAAAAATTACGATGTGCCAGTGAAAAAAGATGGCAAGGTCCAGGAAGAGCCCGCTCCAAAAGCAGCGCCCAGTAGGCGGGTAATACCAAGGATTTAGGGGGGGGCGTCATGTCTGACTCTGCTAACAAGAGAAATACAAGCGGCCTGAGCAAGCCAGGGATGACTAATAACCCTAATGGTCGGCCTAAAACTCCCGAATCGGTGAAGCTGGCGTTCGCCGGCATGATGCCGCTTGCGCTTGAGGCCATGCGTGCTATACTTGATGGCTCGGACACCGAGGCCAGGGCATCGGACAGAATAAAGGCTGCTGATATTGTGTTCGACCGCAATCTCGGTAAGGCTGTCGAGACTGTCAACATGGAAAGCCAGGTAAACTACGTTGACACAAGCAAGCTGACAGAACAACAGAAGGACGTTTTAGTTTCCCTCGCAATCACCAACATTGACAATACAAACGAGATGTAGTATCTTGTCTGTATGGGTGTAGTTTACTGCGCAACAAACAAAATCAACGGGAAAAAATATATAGGCTTTACGTCTATAAGTTTGAAACACCGTAAGGGCCAACATCTCGCGGCAGCACAAACTGAAAATGGGGCATCATTTTTCCATTATGCCATAAGAAAGTATGGCGCCCATAATTTTGAATGGGAAGAAGTTTTCACATCTGATGATGTTAGAGAACTAAAGGCTATGGAGAAAAGTTTAATTTCTGAAAATAAATCCTTACGTCCAGGCGGTTATAATTTAACGCATGGAGGAGAAGGAAATGTTTTGACAGAAGAAACAAAAAGAAAAATAGGTGCTGCAAATAAAGGCAGGAAGCCAACACAATACTGCATTGAAAGGGCTTTGGAATACTGGAAAACTCATCAAGTATCAGAAGAAACAAGGAAAAAATTACGCGGGAGAAAGGTTGTAATCTCACAGGAGATGCGCGATCGAATCAGTAAAAAACTGATGGGACATAAACATTCAGAAGAAACAAAAAGAAAAATAGGCGAAGCAGGCAAAGGTAAAAATACTGGCAAAAACAACCATAAATCAAGAATGGTAATGTGCGTTGAGACTGGCCAGGTATTTGAAACATTGACAGCTGCCGCAAAACATTGCGGCGGAAGTATTGAAAATATATATAGGTGCGCATCTGGTAGAAATAAGACTGCTTTTGGATTCAAGTGGGAATATGTTGAAAAGGAATAATATTTTAGGCGCACTTGTAGACCTTGGCAGATCATCATTTTATCACTATTGCAAAATGCGACTGCCAACTGTCTATACCGAAAAAAGGCCGCACCTTCGTATCTTATGCAAAGAGCTTCAATCTTTCATCGAATCAGATACAGAACAAAACCTGATGATATGTATGCCGCCGCGATTTGGTAAATCAACATCGGTGCAGCTTCTTACTGAATGGTTTCTTGGAAAGAATCCAAGGAAATCTGTAATCACCGCAAGTTATAACGAAATGCTATCGAGCAGATTTTCAAGGGCTGTGAGAAATGGTATATCAGAAAAAAAAGTTAGTGGATCAAATAGGCTTGTGTTTTCTGATTGGTTCCCTGGAATAAAAATAAAGGACGGCGATAGCTCAGCTCAGATATGGAGCCTTGATGGTTCATTTTTTTCATACTTGGCAACTAGTCCTGGCGGGACGGTTACTGGCGTAGGTGCATCAGGATTAATGATAATTGATGACCTTATAAAGAACGCCGAAGAAGCATACAATTTGCGTGTGCTCGACGAGAACTTTGCATGGTACTCAAACACAATGCTATCAAGATGTGAGCCAGGGTGTAAAAAAATCATAATTATGACAAGGTGGGCGACGAATGATATCGTCGGAAAACTTAC